CATATCTGATAACTGCTACAAGATCTTCCATGTCGAGAATGATTACGAGGCATATAAATTTATACTGAGGAATATACATGAGTTCAGAAGGTGGTGTAAGTAAGTTTGAAGAGGATCTGGCAGTAGGTGAGTTAAGTGAGCAATACTTAATGGATATTGTACGCAGGAAAGGATTAACACCTGTCAAAGTTGAGGGACTGTTTAAACAGTATGACTTCTTTGTATGTGAGACTAAGAAAGCATATGAGGTAAAGAGGGATTGGAAGTCTGCTCATACTGGTAATGTGGTTATTGAGATAGAGCATCCGATTGGAAAGGATAGTGGTTTAAAGACAACAACGGCAGACTACTGGATCTTTGATCTGCCAGATAAATATATTTTTATAACGCCAGAGAGGCTCAAGGATATGCTTAGTTTTGAAAGACTGACATTGACCGAGTTCGTAGGGAAGGGTGATGCACACAAAAAGAAGGCATACCTTGTTGATGTGGAACTGGTGAAGAAGTATGCAAAAACAGTTTTTAAAAAATGAATGTATGGGAAAACAAAAGAGAGATTAATCCGTTTCCTCAATGGGTTGTTAGACTTGAGGAGGAAAACAAAAAACTAAAGGAGATTATCAAATTATATGAAAAGCGAGATACAGTTATGCGAGGAACTGGGGATGGACAGGAGGGTGGTCAGGGAAATAAGGATGAATGCCCTTACTGCAGATTCGTGGACGAAGGACGGAAATAAAGTGGTGTACACTGAGGATGGTGAGCACTCACTAAGGAATGAGATCCAAAAGGAACTGGCGAGTCAGGCATTGAGTGATCCTTTGCCAGAAGGGGAGGAGCAGGAGTTTACTGTCACTAAGATTCCATTTAATAGGACTCTACTGATCTGTGGTGAGACAAAGATAAGAGTAAATAACAATAAGAATTTTATGAAGGGCATGAAGGTTCGTGCTCGTCCTCCAATTGGAGACAGTCGTGTTTGGGTCATGTTGGGCAGGTGTCCAAGGTGGCGAGGTAAATATTAAAGGAAGGAAAGGTTATGAGTAAGCAAAGTGAAGATGTTGTCAGGATGTGGGAAGAGCAGAAAGCAATGGAGCAAGATAGTAAGAAGATTCAAAAACTTTTTACCCAAATGGAGAAAGAACTGGTCAAGGCTGCCAAGGGGAAACCTAAAGGAAAGAAGAAGAAATGAGTCTAGAGTGGACTAAGCATCCCTACTATCCGATCCCATCTAAGAAGGAGGGTGAGAAGATGGGTGTGGAAAAGTTGTATGAGTTTTATCAGCAGCGTGAAGATGCTATATATGCGGAACGAGCAGATCCATTTCATAATGGATATGAGCCAGAACACTGGGCAATGGCAGACGAAATATTTTCACAAGTCGATGAATGTGTGATACTTGGGGGAAATCGGAGTGGAAAGAGTGAATTCGCTAGTAAAAGAGTAGTAAAGTGCATAAATGATATACCAGAGGCGAATGTTTTGTGTATGCACACCACAGCGAGCACTTCTGTAGAGCAGCAGCAGCAATATGTTTACAAATATCTGCCTTCTGAGTGGAAACAGGCGAAAAAAGGTAAGATCACAAACCTGACTTTCTCGAAGAAAGGTGGATTTACAGAATCTTGCTGTGTTGCACCTAACGGATCTCGCATATTTTTTCGTAATTACTCACAAAATCTGGATACTGGTATCTTAGAAGGTTCTGAGTGGGACATGGTCTGGCTCGACGAACTTTGTGGTGTGGATCATATCAATGCTTTGAGGTTTCGACTTGTGACTAGGGCAAGAAGACCTGCACCTAACTATCCAAAAGGTTATCCGTGGAGAGGAATGTTGATTACATTTACACCAGTGGCAGGATATACTCCTACCATCCGCGAATATTTGCAGGGAGCAACGACTGAGAAGTGGGCAGATGCAGATCCTGACCTTTTACCTAACGAAAAAGTGCCAGTGATACAGCAACCTTTGCGAAATAATGCTAAAGTCGTGTATTTTCATAGTAAATGGAACAGATTTAATGACTATTCTGCTCTAAAGCGTACTTTACAAAACGATCCAAAGCAGAAAATACTCACTCGTGCGTATGGATTGCCGACTAAGGTTGCAGGTGGTATGTTTCCTAAGTTTGGTGACGCTCATTTGGTAAATGACGATCAGATCCCAGAAGAGGGCACTAATTATCACATAGTTGACCCTTCTCATGGCAAAAACTGGGTTATGATATGGGTTAGGGTGGCTAAAGACGGAAAATGCTATGTTTATCGAGAGTTTCCTGACCAGATCCGTCCTATTGATGGTGTAGGCATGGCAGGAGAGTGGGCAGTGGCAGGTAAGAAAATTGATGGTGATAGGGGGTTGGCACAAGAGAGTTGGGGTTGGTCGCTTGCACGATACATTCAAGAGATACGAGGATTGGAGCAAGATGAAGAGGTTACTGTCAGGATTATGGACTCTAGATTCGGATCTTCACCTACACCCACAAAATCTGGAGTAACTACACTGATTGATCAGATGGCAGACCTAGATATGCATTTTGAGCCAAGTGTAGGTGTGCGGATCGAAGAGGGCATAACATTGGTCAATGATTTATTGGATTATAATCAAACTGAAGAGATAGACTGTTTAAACACTCCGAGACTTTTTGTGCACAAGGACTGTAAGAACTTGCGATTTGCACTTTCTACATGGACAGGGCAGGACGGAAAGCACGGAGCTTCTAAGGACTGGGCAGATCTTATGAGGTACTTTTGTCTCTCAGCACCTACTTATTTTGACGCAGATAGTGGTGTTTTAGACACTGGTGGTTCGTATTAATCTCGGTCTAGCAACTTTTTTATTTTTTTACTTGCTTTCTGTTTTATAAAAAGTAAGATGTAGGTATGGACACAAAATTAACATACTTCATAAGTGAAAAGCCGAGTCTTGAGAAAGCTCAAGAACTAGTCGGAGGTTTAGTTCAATTGATTGAACTTCGTAACGGAGATCAAATGCTTGTAAACGAAGAAGGTTTACTTGAAGAGTTGCCTGTCAATATGGAAGCAACTCACATCGCAACGCATCAAAGTGATGTCTGGATGGTAGAAGGTATCCGTGGTAATGCAATTATCTTAAGGGAGGACGCAAAATGGGACTGAGTGAAGAGGACGCAAAGATCCTTTGGAACTGGAAAGGTGAGAGAGAGTTGAGTGAAATTAAAGCCGAGATCCGCGATCTTAAAAAAAGAATACAGAGTTTAGCCAACAAGCTTGCTTCAAAGAAAGGCTTAAGTGATAAGCGTTTAAACCTGTTGGTGGCACTAGCAAAGACACTTGAGGAACGACGCAAGTACCTTAATCACATCTATGATATTAGAGATATGGCAATTTAGGTTTTTTTATTACTTGCTTTCTGTATCATATAAAACATAATACAAGACAATGATTATAACATTCTTATTCCTAACTCAGATCGCAGTAAGCATTTACATCACTGCATCTATAATTTTCTCAGAAGATGATTGATAAATTCCAAAATATATTAAGCACATTCCGATATTGCGGAGCACAAGATACTGCATACGGAGACTATGACCCAAAAGGTTTTGGGACATTGCACAACCACTGTGGTTGCGTCAGTTACGCACTACAACAAATGCTTGGTGGTGACATTATGCAGGGCAAGGTCAATGGGATCTCTCATATGTGGAACTCTATTGGCATGGTCGAGGTTGACCTTTGCTCAGAGCAGTTTGGTGCAACGCCAATAACTTTTTTTCCTGCGAGTGGACGCATCGTCAAGCCTCGCAAAACAATAAACCCAAGATTCCAGACTTTCTGGGATCGAGTACAAACCCAATATTACAGATGAAAATAGTTAAGTTACATAAAGTTAATTCTGCCCACTCTGAGCAATTCGGAATATGGTCAGGGAAAACATTAGCGAATATACCTGTCGGTAAAACCGATCATCAGGTATCACATGGTGGACTCAAAGGTCAAATCGATCACATTAAAGTTGGTGATGGTAGTCACGAGGCATTTTTGTGGTTTGATGACCTGCAAGAAGCATATGAACTTGGTGGTAAACTAATTGAGTTAGCTACGGAAGCGGAACTTAGGAAAATAGAAGCAATTAGGGAGGATCTAGATGACTGAAGAAGAGAGACAGTTATTGAAGTTTGAAATGATTCTCAGGTTTATGGAGATCTTTGATGCACATCATATGTGCAAGATGTTTGCGGAAATGGCAGAGGCTGCCCTAAACGGAAGAGTGATTCACATAAATTCTTCCACTGGATATGTTTGTTCCTTGCAAAAAGATAAATGATGTTTTACATAAAACAAATGCAAGACAAAAATAAGCTAGGATGGGGTGGCAAGCGAGACAACCAAAATGGAAGACCTAAACTTCCACCAGAAGAACGCAGAGTTTATCTGGGTGTAAGAGTCAGACCTGAGACAAAAGAGTTTCTTGAAAAAGATGAAATATCACAAGGTGCAGCAATCGATAAGTTAGTCGTTAGGGCAAAGGCAAAAAAGATTTGACATAGATTCTTACAAAATAAGCCATGTTGAACATGGCTAAATTAGAAGTAAGAAAAGCCTTATTGCGACGAGGTGAGGTAAAAGAGGCACTTGGGATTAGCGAGCAAGAGATGTCCCATATGGTCAAAGAAGGTTTGATCAAAGCACACTATTACCGAAAAAACGCACGAGCGTATTATCTTAAGTCGCAAATAGAAAGTCTGCTTGCCAGTTGGGAAAAGCAAGAGGTGGCAGCATGAGGGAATATGACAAAGATCGCAATCAACTCAAGACTGAGCCTGATGTGGCACTGTTGCAGTCGGAACTTGAGGACATTCTTGAAGATGCTCACAGGAGTATACAAAGAAGATCTGACTTTGATGATGTTCGCTATGCTCGTTGGGAAGGTCAGGCAGACAGTGGCAGAAAGCATGAGGAGTTTATGGGTAGAAAACCTGTGCCTTGGGAAGGTGCAAGTGATACCAGAAATCGACTCGCAGATAAAATTGTAAATCGTCATGTCCATCTGGCAATGGAAAGTTTCTTCCGTGCCAATATGGATGTCGTAGGTGTAGAGCATACAGATTCAAAGAAAGCTGCATACTGGCGAGATACTTTAAAATATTTTCTTAAGCAAAAACAGTTACCTGAGTTGCGTCGAGAAGTTGAGATCTTAGCTCAAGAACTTTACAGTGGATCACCTGCAATAGCTATACTTGGAGTGTATTGGCAGCAGGAGACTATTATGCAGATGAAGAGATTTAGTCTGCAGGACATCGCTATGCTCGTAGAACAGA